AAAACCCGCCATTCCTGGAGTAAAGTAATTTTATTCTATATTACCCACGTATAAGCTTTTAATATATAATTCTAAGTTAAAAGGGTTTATTGCATCATAGGGAAATTGTTTTTGTTCTTCCCCATCAACCCATGCATCAAATTTATAATCGCATCCCTCATAATTTAAAGTTAATTCACAATTACAAACTTCCCCTTTAATTGTTAAAAAATGTATATGGTATGATGGATACGGGTTTATATCTATTCCTTTACGTTCTTTCTTTTTTAACTCTTGTATAGAATTTTCGGGTTTATAAAGATCGCAAGTAAAATTTTCCCAGGAAAGATTTACATCTTTCCCGTTTTTATCCATTGTACTAATGTTAACTTTCATCTTTACCCCCTTTATTTATTTCTTTTACCAGGTCCATTTCTGGATTTTTATTCTTTTTCCATTTAACAAATTCTTTGAAATCAGATTCGTTTTTAATTTCTGAAAATTTATCTTGTTCCTGTTGTTTTAACTTATCGGCCGCTTTTTTTAAGTTTTGTTCAAAGTTAGGGTTATGGATAGCTTTTAGCATTTGTTCCATTTTATTTAATTGATATTTTGAAAATGTCATTTTTTACTCCTGTAATTGTCATTGTCATATATAGTATTATATAGATTTTTATTATTAATTCAAATTATTTATTAAGCTGCAGCTTATCGGCCTGGTGCCTGGTGCCTGGTGCCTGGTGCCTGGTGTCATTCGTTGACGTTTTTTTCGGATATTATTATATGTATTATTATATTAAGGCCTGGCCCTCGAAACCCGAAACCCGAAACCCGAAACCCGAAACCCAAAAATAATTCCAACAATCAAAAATAAAAATTTTAAGTTTGCATTATATAACAATATCGATTAAACTACATATGACAATTACATGAGGTATTTAAAATGCTTACAACAACAATATATAAAAAAAATATTCATTCATTAGATGAATATAAATTTCAAATATTAAAAAATAGTACTAATAAAAAATTAGGGAAAAAAGTAACTAAAGGTAAATATGCAAATTATAAATTTAAAACTTTAACTTTAGTTGAACGGGAAACTTGCCCGCCAGATTGTTATCATTGGGAAACTTGTTATGGTAATAATATGCCCTTTGCACATCGAATGAGTAACGATGATCAAAATTTATTACAAAAAAGAATTTATGATGAATTATTAAATTCTACTAATCAATTGTTATTAATTAGATTGCACGTGTTAGGCGATTTTTTTAACGTCAAGTATGTAAAATTTTGGTCTATAATGTTAAATACATTCAAAAATATTGCTATTTATGGATATACAGCAAATAGTATAAATTCTAATTTCAAAATTTCCAGGGATATTGCAAAGGCCATCATTAAATTAAATTATAGCAAAAACTCACACATAAGATTTAGTAATGATTTAAAAAATAAATTTTCCGCAAATTCTTATGAATTACAAAAACCAATAAAAAACCAGGCTATATTATGCCCAGTACAAGAGGATAAAACCGCAAATTGTGGAACGTGCGGTTTATGTTGGAATCAAAATTCACAATCAATAATATTTAAAACTCATTAAAGAAGGATAAAGCAATGGCATTTACTAGTTACAAATATAAAAAAATGACATTTAAGGACGCAGAACAAATTATTGCTAATATTGTAGAGGCTGCTTTTTTAAATGCCAGGGATATTGACGAGGAAGAGGCCAAGGAAATTGACCAGGCCTCGGAAATTTATTTTGAGAAAGTAAACAATCTTTTAAATAAGGAAATAGAAAACAATGTATAAATTTAAAATTAAAAATGAAAATGTTAGAGATAATTATTTATTCATGATTGATGGAATGCATCAAAATATATTTGATGATAACCAGGTAAAACAAGAGTACGAAAAATTTTCATCATTAGTTGTTATTGAATATTTTTTAAAACAATTAACTTTTAAAGATAATAAACCAAGTTACATACAAACCAAGGATAAAAATCTTTATGAATGGTTAGAAGAATTAAAAATACAATTAATAGAATGTGATGAAGAGGCCTGATGGCCTCTTTTTTTTATTCCAACATTCATTGTCCATTATCCTTATGAGCTTCTGTTATTGATTCCAGGTGCTTGATCCCCGACTCCCGAATCGACCCGAAAATATCCCCGAATCCCGAACCCGAAACCTTGATTATAGGCTCCATGGTTAGTCCATCTATGGCCAATTGCCGAGCATCCTCGCCCCGAAATAAAAATAGGCTACCCTCCCCGACCCGTTGAACCAAGATGTACGATAACCCTTTTTTGAGCGAATGCTTAGTATTCCAGGCTATTTGATTTGAAGATAACCTGATTTTGTTATCCTTGGTTATCTTAAGTTCTAACCAAAAAGCTAGTCCATTCCATATAATATGGACATCAGGCACACCACTAGCTATTCGATTTTCAATTCTAGTAGCATAACAATCGTTAGGTAAATTTTTTTTAACTCTTAGCCAAAGATTTTTTTCGGTCGTCATCTGTAACTGTTTTATAATCGCCCTCGATAAACACCTGGGGGTATTGTTTTTGTAAATCAACAAGTCGAGCTACAATCTCATCCCTGGACAAGTTATCAAGAGTGTGGACGTTTTCTCTTCGATCAGTAGTTAAGCCACCTAATGCACTTCGAATTTTTTCTGCATTGACGGATGCACTATATTGACCTTGTTGCTCTGCTCCATGACTTAATTCATGAAACCTTTTAAGCTGACCCATCAATGTGACACCATATTTTCTTTCTCGTAATTGTCTTAACTCTTCAATATATTCAACAACATGAGGATATTCTCTTGCATTTAACATCCTGGATGCATGAGTTTTAGCAGATCTTTCATTATATCCACTACGTATAGCACATTCTTTATTGGTATAAATGCCCTCGACATATAGCTCTGCAAAGGTTTTCTGTCTGTTGGTCAAAAGTCTGTTATGATTTTTTTCGATTTTAACAATAGTTTTCTGCATGAGTTTATTTATAGAATAATTTTGAAAGATTTGTAAAACAAAAAAAACAAAAACGTCATTGCGTCACATTGAAGTGTGAGAAGTGTGAGAAATATTAAAAGAAGTGTAAGAAGAATATTTGAGTGTATATTTACGTTACAAGGGTGTTCCTCTCGTTTCTTACACTTCTCACACTTGATTTGAAATTTTTTTTTAAAAAGTAAAATCTTTCTGAGTAGTGTAATAAGTAACTTAAATATTATTGCTTGTGTCCTATGTAGTATTATGGTAGGCTTAATTAAATTTAACCACATGGAGATTAATATGACGTTTTATTCTACACATCCATCAATTAATATTGATGTTAAAATTCCTGGAGATTGGGATAATATATCTTATCATCATGATGTTTGTCCTAGTTTCAAGGTCAAAGATTTACAGATCTTTGTTATGGATGATCAAACCCGTGACGAAGAAGAATTTGATCACAAATATACGATCATGTCTGAAGAGGATTATGGCGATGACAAACCGCCTTTTCTAGCTACAAATTCCTGGGACGAAGTATTAACATTCGTATCTTTATATAAATCTTTAACTAAGGAGAAAGACAATGCAGATAAATAAATTAGAACTTAAAAATATTACTTACTATGAACAAGGATCTGAAGAGACACCTTGTTATAATGCAGACATTTTTATTAATGGCAAAAAAGCGATTCATGTTTCAAATAATGGATGTGGTGGTTGTGATAATCAATATCCACATAAAAATTTTACATTTCAAACTATAATGGATTTGCAAGATTACTTAGTTAAAAAATACAAAGAAGAATTTGAGCCTATTGACTCATGGTGTCATGATAGACTTTACGAGTATCTTGATAAAAAAATACTTAAGAAAGAACTTCAGAAAAAATATCTTTGTGTTATGCAAGACGATTATAAAGACGAAAGATTTTTAGTATCCTGGAAAAGAAGAGGTAAGGATTTTGATGAATCTTTTCAAAAGTATTTAGTTGCTAAGGAGCCTGACTTGGTAGGTAAATGTTTAAACTTTTTACCATTTGATAAGGCCTGGAAAATTTATGAAGAGGTAACGTCATGAGTAAAATAAAAAATATAACCCATAATGGTGTAATAAATGTGTGGGATTATGTGTCCTTTGAAGACTATCCAAACAAATATGGTAAAAGAATTTACTTGGATATATCATCATTAGTAGAGGCATCCGAGCATGAACTAAAAAGTAACAAAAGATATAAAAACTATGAGGTTGAATCTTATGGTGTAAAGAGATGGGAGTGTTAACATCATGAATAGAATAGATAAATTAGTTGAGATCTATAATAAGTGGGGACATGCTAATGGCATCTCCCCATTACCTAGTGCTGATGATCTAAGGTTTGATGGTCTAAATGGTCGCAGAAATTTGACCAACATACAAATTCAATGGCTCGACAGATTCTGCCGAGCTTGGGACATAACTCAATGCAGAGGAGAAAAGTAATGGGTAAAGTAAAGCAAATGATGATGGATCAAGAAGTTGAGTTTTGGGATAAAGCCTTATCAACTATGTTGGAATCCGAAACTCGAAACGAATTTGTGACAAAAATGATGCCACACTTTCATTTAATAAGGCCAATGTCAGATCAAGATATTATGGGAGAATTGTCTAATGGCTGGGATGATCATCAATCTAATTATATAGAGGAATGACTTGACCAATGATTTTATGGTCAATATAACTATTACCATCTGCATATCTCCATGTAATTGTCATACATTATGCAGTTTTGGTTAGGAAAAAGAGCTAGGATAATTTCTTAGCTCTTTTTTTATTTTCTTGTTGAAATTCATTTAAATAAATATTACATTAAACTACATGGGACTAAACAATTAGTCTTTAACTAACCTAACCAAAAGGAGAAAATCATGGGTTTAGATATGTACTTAGTCGGTCATCATTATCATACGGCTTATAAGGATGATACTCCAAGACCAAAATTAGATAATAAATATAATATAGAGTCGATGAAAATTGACCTGGGTTATTGGAGAAAACATGCAGATTTGCATGGTTATATTGTGGATACCTTTGCTAATGGCGAAGATAACTGCATGGAAATAGATCTGACCGAAGCTGATTTAGATCAGATTATTTTAGCGATTCAAAATGATGATTTGAAAAAAGATCATTCGGGATTTTTCTTTGGTAATTCAACTGAGTTTGGTTACTATAAAAAGGAAGAAAAAGATCGTGCAATTGCACTATTTCAAAGAGCAAAGACCTTTTTGCAAGAGGGTGCTAAAATGTGGAAAGATTCAGATTTATTTATGAATCCAAGGCATGTTACTTATAGAGCATCATGGTAAGTTCAATGAAAGTAATATTTGAAACTGAAGATGCAAGGTTCGT